TTTGATACATTCCCAACACTTATACTTGTTGCAGATATTGGTGTGGTGAATAATACAGTGGTTCCATCATCTATTATTGTTGAGTTGCCCATTGATGATGATGTGATGAACTTTGTTATATAATTTGGTGTCCCGGCACCAGATCCGGAAACAGCTAATTGTCCAAGTTGATTTAATTGTGACTGGATATTTGCAGAAGTTCCATTTAGATATGAGAATTCTGTGTTGGATATATTCCCAATGGTTAATGATGAACCGGAAATGTTAGTTGCTGAAACACTAGCGAACAAAACCGAAGCTGAAGTATTGACACTTTGGTTGATTTGGTCAAGAGTAGACTTATTACCATGATTGTGTGCAGAAACAGACCCAGCATTCCAAGAAGCCGAAGAAGCATTGACAGAAGAATATACCGAGTTCCAATTAGCTGAAGTACCTGAAACAGAATTATAAACCGAATCCCATTTACCTATCTGTATATCTGACACAAATCTATCATTTGCATTTTCTAAGATTTTTGAAGGTGGGAGAGTAGGGATATCACCTGATGTTAATGTAGTACCATTTGTTATTCTACCATATTGATCTGTTGTAACTTTTGTATAAGTTCCAGCAGTTCCAACATTAGGCATTCCAATGTATCTGTTTTGTAATAAATCTCCACCGCCGATAAGACCAGATGTACCAGAGATTATTACATTGTTAACTTTAGTAGCAGATAAATACGAAAGTTGATTCTGAATATTTGCAGAAGTTCCGTCAAGATATCCAAATTCGGTATTTGAAACAACACCAGTTGATATTTTAGAAGCATCAATTCCAGATGGAATGTCTGATGCTATTAAAGTGGTTCCTGATATAACTCGTCCATAATTATCTGTTGTAACTTTTGGATATGTTCCCGCAGTGTTAATAGCTGAAAGAGATAATGTTACGTTGGCAGAAAGTGCTCCACCACCAACCATACCTGAACCAGCAATAACTTGAATAGTCTTATCAACTTTTGTCGCGGATAGTGTAGTCAATTGTGTTTGTATATTTGCTGAAACGCCATCCAATCTTTGGAATTCCGTATTAGATACATTACCAACAGTTATAGAAGTTCCTTGAATATTTGTCGCGGTCAGATTTGTGGCGGAAACCGATGAAGCAGATAATGTCCCAAGAACACTTAAATTACTGGTTATCGGTCCATTACTTCCGTCAAGTTTTAGATAATGTGAATCCGCATATACTTGTGTAATACCTGTTCCAGATGTCAACATATGTAGATCATTCAATTGGGTTTGAACATCCGCAGAAACTGCTGACAAGTATGAGGCTCTTTCATAATCCAAGTGGTAATATTCGGAATTTACAGAATCTCCACCTTGAATGTTTGTCAAGTCGTTGTGATTTGTTACACTTGCAGAACCACCACCTCCAGCAAATTCAAAAATGGAATTAACTAAAGTTGTAGAAGAACCTTTCTGAATGATAATACGCCCAATCAACATACCGTGTTCTTTTACAATAGATGGCGATACTGGTTCTAATTCTTTTTGAGCATCACCAATACTATTATACTCACCAACACCAATACGAACAAATACTTCTTTATCATCACCAATTGTCCGATAAACCCAACGACACAAGTATTTGTTATTGCTGGCGACGGATAAATCTGTACCATTATCAAAATGAAGATTGTTAATTTGATACCCGGACATAGTTTCAGGAAATGCCCAAGAACTGGAGGTGTGATAAAATTCAGTTATTCTATCTGTTAGGGATGTAAATGATGAAATTTGAACTTCGGTCGTTCCTGCATACACATGAGAATCAGACACATGAATATATCGAGAACCATCAACAGAAAGAATCAACCCCCCCTCAATACTTCTTCGGTATGGAGTGGTTCTTTGGATGGAACAATCTATTTTATTTGCTAACCCTTCACCTTTATTATCAAAAAGAATAGAGTGAATATTACCATTTAAATTCCACACAGTATACAAACAAACCACGTTAGATTGGTTTATATTGTGTATATCTGTTTCAATTCTAAAATATGGTGTGCCTGAATCATAATCAACAACAACATATTTAGAGTGACCATCTCTAGGAACTGTGAAAGATGCTTGAGATACTGTCTTACGGAAGAGTGGACCACGGAAATTTTGAGTTGAGAAAATGGCAACTCTGAGTTCGGGAACAGTAATGTTATCTGTAGTCTTTATTAATTCCTGAATATCTTCATCAATACAACCCGTAGACCATTGATTTGAAACTAATGCGGATGTTCCAAACGTATCAACAGAATACAGTCGATCAAATGAGTCTACATAAAAACTAACAAAGTTAATATCTGATGCAGAACCATTGTCGCGTTTTTTAAGGGATAATCCACCCTGACGAAATCCAGCCATTTTAGTAATCTCCAGTAGGACGCCCGAAGGCCATTACTAGAGTATTTATCTAAAATGACAAACCTTTGTTTTATTTAAACTTCAAAATTTTTAGAAGTAAGAACATTTTCTAAAGTTACCCACATCGCATCACCCCAAATAATTTGAGCATCTGATGTTGGATGGCTGTTGTCTGATGTTTGGTAATTTGTTTTATATGATCCGTCAGCATTTAAAATGCTTGCTTCTTCATAAACAACACCGACACCATTTGAACCAAATAAAGTGTATTCATCGGTATAGTGTGAGGTGAATCTAGAAAACCACCCATTCGCCCATCCGTTTGACCCTGCTGGAGAATATGGTATGAATACTAAACCAAGATTAGTTGCAGTCTCAAAATCCGATTGAAGAGTATCATAAGAACTATTGGATATAGCTTGTGTTACATCAAAATCATTGTCATGGTCGTTTATAGATGCCCGTTGTCTTAAAATTCCACCAACATCCCACTGATTAACAATAGCATTCATTCTACTTGAAATTTGGGATGTGGTGTGACCCATTCTTCCCATATTTATAATATTTATGTTAGGTCTATTTGTCCACAATGCAGATTCTTCAAGTGCTCCGAATGGACCTCTATTACCATTTGATCCAATAGAAATATACCCTTGAGTGTGACTGTCCCCAACAGCAACCAACGAAAGAATTGGTGTTGACAATCCTACATATCTTATAGCGAACCATGGACAGGTACCAAATGCTTCCCCCCAACCAGTAGTGGTTCCTGCATTACCCAAAATACTTGTTTGTGTTTTTGGCGAACTAACTCCAACCGGATATGTGGAGGTATCCGTTCCTACACCACCACCATTCATACCTGCCCCAGCGTGACTTCCACTAGGTAATTGAATTCTAATTGCAAGCATTCTTGCACCTGTTTGAGATGGCACATTTAAGGTTTCACAAACTTTTCCAAAACCAGGATAGGAATCTGTTCCGCTAGGTGGAGAAACTAATGTGGATGCGGTAACCCAAGTTGGCGATCCACCATTTAAAGTTGGGTCATTCATATCACCACCATTACATAAAGCGACCGAAACCAAAGTTGGGGCTATTGGTGTTCCGTTTATATTTGCCATATCTATTTCTATACCCGTCCAAGTAGTATTACTTGGCAGCGGTGGAGTTTCTATTAGAATAGTATAAGCGGCAGTTGAAGCTAGTTCCAAAGAACCTATATTTGCAGCAAATGGTGTAAGTATTGCTTCTGTTCTATATGGATTCATCGCACCTTCCGGCATAGGATTGATGGCAGCGTATGCCTGAGCCAACACAGAAGGCGATTTTAAAGACCATAGATTTGATCCCCGTTCAGCAATACACAATTCCCCATCAACATTTACTACTACAATGTCTCCAGAAGTTCCTGTTGGTAAATTTCCCCAAAGCGTAACGGAACCACCACCTCCAGGAGTTGAAGTGGCGGAAGTTATTTGATTAACTCCTTGATAATCTTTTTTCAATTTAAGATTGCCAGAACCATCAATATACACATACCAGAAAGAAGAACCATCAGCATTTATAGATAAAATATTACAGCTTTGTCCATCAATGTACCCTGTTAACATTAAACTGATGCTCCTGTTGCTAAAGTTACACCATCTATAGCCATAAATTTCTTGGTTTTTATAACACCAACAGAATCAATATAAACAATAGTACCGTTTATACCATCAATAGTTACTTCAACGATTGTAACTGTTTCGCCATCAAGTGTAGCCGTAATACTGTTCATACATCCTCCAACATCTCTAACTATTTATATAGGATCACATTTTATCAAACCGATCTTTGCGATTATTTTAAAAGGTTCCAAACCAACCCTCCTCAAAGATCCATTGCTCAAAAATGTGTTACAAAAATATTCAGGAATAGATTTTATCATATAGGTGTTAGTGCTAGAACTTCTTAAAGATAAAAATGATTTGGTTTTAATTATAGTTCCGGCTGTCACTAAAAATGCTGAAGTATAAACTGTGGATGTTAAATTTGGTTCTTCACCATTTAACGTATAAACACATATTGAGTCTAAAGTTATTGGTCGTAATTCTACATACATCCGACCTAATTGTTCTTTTAAAAACAACGAATGATTTAATATAGAATCTAGATGATAATCCACAACAATCTCTTCAAATGACAGATTCGTTATTAATCCATCTCGCGTTGTTGAAAAAAATACATACTCCCCGTTAGGTAATGATAAGTGTGTAGGATTTGATATTTGTATTGTTGATGATGAATTATAATCAAATGCTGACAAAGAGCCAGGAAAATAATAAATTAACGATTCTGGGCTTGAACAATAAACATCTACTCCGGATGTTGATAATGAAATATTGGGTTTAGCGCAAAAGAAATTATATTCTTGTATAGAGATTGCAGAATATTCATCTGTAGTGATATCTCTCACTATAGCTTGAATAAAAACAGATGCGCTGGAAGTAAATGTATTTTCATATACCCAAGAATTATATTGTATATTTTGACCATTTTGCCACAATGTTCCAGATATTGGAGAAGTTCCATCATAACTCCAATATATCTCAAAATTCCCTGTCACTGGTTCAAAATAAAGAGGAATGTCTGTGATTCCTGATGTAACACCGATACCAGAAATAATAAACACTGGAGGGTTGGGATAACTCATTTATATTTCCACCTATATACCATAACTTTACCTTTACCATCTTCCTCAACCATAATTATTTTATACCCATTAGTTTGGTCAACTACATTTATAGCATTCACCAAATCTATAGCTCCGGAATATTGTCCTGTGCTGCTTGTAGGTGCTAACCACCCAATAACCCCACATGTTTTTGCACTATATACAGTAACCTCACCACGTCTTCTTGAATACAATCCGCGATCAAGATATGTCACATAAATAAAATCATTATCTGCCGTAAATGACCATGGGAGAGTCATATTTGACGTATTATAATCAAGTATTATGTTGGCTGAATCTAAATCATCATATTTCAAATCAACTTTACACACTAAACTTCGTTTCGCTTCATTTGTGAAGTTAGAATAAACAAAAATACTATCCATGTAATGAGATGATGGAGTTGATGCCAAAAACATAAAATCATTAACAATTTGTGATTTTAAACGAACAACAATACCATTATTCGCTTCAAATGGAATACTATATCTTGAAATGGAATTCATATTAAATTCTAAAACACCATTTGACATTACTCTACCAGCCGTAATTTTCGTTAATCCACCATCACCACCAAATGTTGATATAGTATCACCAGTACCACCTAACCAAATATTCCCATTATCATCAACGGAAACTGCTAAGGAATATGGATTCCAATTACTCCAGATACCATATTCCACTTTCTGCATAATACCGTCACCATTTCTATCAACCCAATACCACCTATTCCGTTTTGTTGCTTCACCTCTAGACCATGTAGGCGCACTATCTGTCCCCCAACCAGTCTGTAAATCTGTTTGTAAACAAAAAAATGCAGTAGGAATACCAACTTCACTAGAATCAACGAATCTAACCACATACACATACCCACCGATCATATCACTCATGAATGTGAATTTTTTACCTTGTATTCTACGAGTCCACACACTTTGTAATGGGATAAAGCCACGAGGATCATTAGGCCAACGAAATTGGTCATATGTGGTTCCTACAAATTTCCAGCTATTTCCTGGTGATTTTTTGTAATCCATAACAAATCGTTTTCCAGTAATATCTAAAGAAACACCATTTGATGCAGGATCTGCATCTGAACTATTAACAAAAGAGTATCCAAATGTTTGCCAAACTAACGAACTATCTATACTAGAATATTTTCTAATATTTGTTCCACCTGCGCTTTGTTCGGATATACCTGTATTAGCAACATATAAATTGCCAGCAGAGTCAACTCCAAGTCCTCTAACTCCCCACAGCTTCCTATCTCCAGGAATGCCTCTACGATATACATTTTTACCCACAAGAGTTCTAGCAAATATCCCTCCAGAATCACCAAATGTCCTAACTATTCTTGGCGGATTTAATGTGAAAATTTTTAAATTTTGAGCGGGGCCGTTGTCAGCAACTATTAATTTACCAGAATTGTCAAATACTAATGCTGAGGGATCAACTACAGACCGAATAGTGTCACCATTACTACAAACTATTCTTGGCGGATTTAATGATGGTGGTGGACCAACATGTCCAACATACACATTTTTAAAATAACTAGCCCGGCCCCAAAAATTTTGTATATAACATTTCAAATTACCAAATCTTGCAGTATCTGAATTTAATGCATTTGATATTTCTGGAGAACCTGCCAAATTTGCAGCATCTAAATTTCTGATAGGAAGACCTGTATTTTTATCAAGAACACAATTCCCACATCCACCTTCATCCCAAGCAGACGCAGTGATTATGCTTTGTCCTTTAGGTAGAAGTGGAGAATTTATGTTGTTATAAATAATCATTTCACTTATAAAATTCTGAGCATGATTGGTAGGGAGGCCACCTGAATTAGCAACCCAATGATTTGTGTGATTAGATAGTTCAGTTGATCCAAAACACATAACACATGCTAAAATAAGAAACAAACCAATTCTATTTACAATATTCATTACAACCCTACTATGTTAAAGATGTTCCTGTGCGAGATTCTAATAAAGCAATAATATCTGTTGCGATATCTTCACTCCATACCGCATACCCACTGGTAATCAAATGTGCCCCATCCACATACCCATATCCATCAATAAACTCACCAGTTACCTGATTAACAACCCGCTCATTAATACCAGATATAGTATGTGGATATGTAGATAAACACCAATCTCGCATATTTTTATACGGTTCCCACCAATTAGAGTGTTCTGGGATGTTATCAGCTCCACCTGCAAAATATGGGAATACAAATCTTTGGTTTCCAATTATATTATTTTTAGCATTTTCAAAATCTGCACTAATTTGTGAGTATGTGATATCTTGGCTCACATTGTTTATTGAACCAAATTGTAACGCAAATGCTCTAAAATCAAAATATGTTGTTAATGTTTGTAAGGTATCGTTAAACTGTGTTGTAGTGTGTCCAATTCTACCAACATTTAAAGGAACTATTTTAACTCCAGAAATATTGTACTGTTCATTTATGTGACCAGCAATTCCATAAGGATTAGCAACTTGCTCATTATCTCCATATCCATAAGTGTGAGAATCTCCAACAAACGGAAGATTGATAACAGGAGTAGTTTCTTTAAACTTAACAACTATATTAGGAAGCGAATTAAACGCATATGACCCAGCAATATCAAATGTATCGGTTAAATTGTTATTTAACTTCTCATTTCCTTTTTGAGCAAACCCTAGTCCAAGAAAAATATTATGGTTTTGTCCCCAGGAAGTCATATACGCACCAACATCAAGTTGAATTGCAATCATCAATTGTTGTGTATTATTTGATGCCAGATCCCACGACCCCAACCAAGTTATTTTTGGTGTTTGTGTGGTTCCACCAGAAACAATTGTATCCGCAGAAAGACATGTAATATATCCGGTTTCCTGATTTTCGGTTATTTCAGTATACTCATTGTCGTTTCCTCTAGCAATATACATTCTATTAATTGTTACAGAATTTCCATTTGTCATATAACCAATTTCAACCGAATTCCAGTTGGTGTTAAATGTTGGTTTTAATGGAAGGCGAAATGATGTTGGTGTATCTAATGGTGCTCCATCATAATTAAAACCAAATCCACCAGGAATAATATATGTGAAATTTGTCAATAGTGATAATTCAGATGCTTGTGGAATCGGATTTGATATAATCCACTCCAAATCATTTGCAACATATATAGGTTTCCACGATCCGTTGAAAAATTTCAAATAATATGGTCCAACCGAACCCGCCGACGTTAATCTCTCAACAAACACTTCACTCCCTGATACAATATTTGTAGATGGTAAATCCGTATAAAGTGAGTAAAAAGGAATTGATGTTCCATGTGAATGTATATGTGTGGAGTTTTTCCCTGAAATAATCCCACCAAAAAAAGTCCCAGAGATATCCGCCATTATACTTCTACCTTTGCTATAATTCCTGGATATGGAATTGTTCCTGTATCAATAATCAACTGCGCACCCCAAACTATAAATTTATTAATAAATACACCATTTGATGAATTATTGTTATTATCTATAGAAGCTATAATACAATCATCTGGATACTCCCACCCAACATTAGAACTATTAGCACCATATAAAACTATTGTTGCTGAGTATGTGCCAGATGTTGGACCAATAATAGAAATCGTTTTTGCTCTAATTCCCGAAAAAATAGGAGACAGTGATTTAACAGCAGCATCGCTTATTTCCGGTTTAGAAATTGCTGAAGTAGCACCACTAATCAAAAATATAGTATCATTTATACTTTCTCCTATTAACGACTGTGTTATGTTAGTGACAGTTTGATTGTTGTCAAAAACTTTACTAAAATTCAATGGAGTATCATCTATTGTGTATGGTGGCTCCGAAATAAACAACCAACCAGTATTGTACTCAGATCCACTAGTAACTAAAAAGTATGTGTTCTTTATAATATTATCTATATTGTTGAAATCTGTAACACGGACCCAATCTGCTTCTGATGGAGTATACACACCATTGAATTTAGATATAGTTTGATCTTTTACCAAAATTCTATCTGCAGATGTTAGATTTATATTCCAACTACCATTAGATTGAACACCAAACCCCGATAGGTTTATATTGCCATTTGTAGTATACTGAACATCTAACCCGACTGTTATTGTTGTTGATGATATGTTATTTATTTGAGATTGAAGATCCGCAGAAATACCAGATGTATTTGTATTCCATATTGCGATCTGTGTATCTGTAACAAATCTATTAGCGGATGTGGTTTGAATTTTAGAAGGTTGTAAAGAAGGAATATCGGGTTCTTGTAATGAAGACGCGGACACAACTCTACCAAAAGAATCAAATGAAATTTTAGTTCCCGAACCAGCCGGACCAACTGTAGTTAGACCAATTGTAGGATTTGCGGACAATTGTGTTGATGTTGCAGACAACCCATCCCCAGCATTCAAAGTTGCAGATAGTGAGAATGATCCTCCACTTGTAACAACTGTAGCCCCTGAAACATTTATTCCTGATGTTATGAACTGAGCAAGTGTTCCAAGTTGAAAGTTTTTAGTCAACCCTCCACTATCAGTTCCTAACAATGTATCAGAATTAGTTAAGTTCTGATTTATTGGGTATAACCTAATTCTCATTCATCCCTCCAAGATATCAAGTATCTGCTATTAAATAATCCAAATCTTCATCAACAATAAAGTCTTCCGTATCATCCAACAGATATTCAATATTTAAATATCCATCAATGTCTGCATAAATTATGTTGCCACTTTCATCTAATAGTGGTCCATCATTACCATCAATAGTAAGTTGTGGTTTAACATACACATCCGAAACTTTTGTATATGCTATTTTATCTGACATTATTGCCCTTATTGTTTCTAGTATTTATGACAACCCAATAAACTTAGCAACTGAAAGAACTTTGTTTTTCAAGTATCCAGCTACAGTTGTAGAATCTGTAAACGAAGTAATATCATAATTCCAATTTGTTTCGGAAATAGAACCTAACGAAATTAGATGATTTGATTTTATATGCATTCCCAAGGCAGCAGGATCACCATAAAGATCTTTCAAAGCGAGTTTCTTGATTTCCAAAAGTTCATCTTCAGATAAATCCATACTTTCAAATTCTGTCTTCTCTGTAACTTCTGGAACAATCTCTTCTTTCTTTTCATCAATCTTAACTTTTTCAGGTTCTATAAAAGTTTCTTTTTTCTCTTCAACTATTACTTTTTTAGGAACAACAATATCAACAGTACGAGTAGGTTCTACAATTACTTGCTCAGAATCATCTTTCTTTACTTTAACATTATTAAACGATGACCGCAAACCCAATCTAAAATCAGAATCCATTATTATTACCTCTATATTTCTATTTATTCTTTGTCGTAAACTCCGGCTTCCATTCGTTCAAGTAGGGAATAATATCCATCATTATTCCCTGTTCCTGGAATTTCTGTCAAATGGTCTTTAGCAATTCTCTCCGCAATTATTTTGTTTGAAGTGTGTTCCATTTCAACTTTAATACCCATAGCCAATTCTTTTGAATCTATTTTAACTTTTCTACCTGATTCGTTATATCTTCCTTTATTGAAAAACGAGGTTAACAAATCAAACGCTGTCTGGTTGGCATTATCTCCTAAAGACTCAATATCTTCAATTGTTACTTTTTCATTCTTTGTGAATAAATCAATAACTTTTTCTTCTAATGTTTTTTCTTTCGCTTCTTTTAAGTATTGTGAGAAATTCATTTGTCTATCCCAGATTTAACTATTCCTAACTTCTTCTCAACAAAACTAACAGTCTGTTCAATAATCATATCAACATCCGAATACTTGGTCATAAAATATTCCAAATAATCATCCAATATATTCTCATTTTCTTTCAACCCATTAACCCTATCAACAATTTCCTTGATTCTACGAGCTAATTCTTTTTCAGAAATGCTGTTATCTGTAGAATCTTTCTCCGACTTTTTATATTTCTTCTTAATATCTTTTGACGGAAATCTTCTTACTGGTTCACCTACACGGGAATAATATTGATACGACCCCATAGAAGTTGTGTTAATTGCTGGAGCTTCAGAAGCCGCTCCTTCTCCACCAGCATCTCCACCACCTTCATCTTCTTTCACAACTTTTGGAGTATCTAATTTCAATATCTTTTTTAATACAGAAACTACCAAAGCATAGAATCTATCCGAATCATCTTCTGGAGTTAATTCGTATTTCTTTTTAACAAGCTTCTCCGACTTGTTCCACAACCTCTCCACTTTTTTAACTGTAGTATCTGCTTTCTTAGCAAATGAACGCATTATTGGATTTGGCATTTTAGTCTCCTAATAGTCTTCCATATGTATAATCTGATGGAGATGTTGCTGATAAATCCATACCAGATGTATAGAACCTCTCAGCATGACTTGTATCATTGTTATACCAGTAATTTGTTTTTATATATTTGATTATATAGTCTTGAGACACTGGACGATACATATAACCATCTACTGTGAAAGTCATTGTAGAATTGATATAACGGCTATCCTCTTCGCTCATTTCTTGTGGATAGTCGTAAGAAACATCCCCAAGTTGAACCTTCATGTTTCTTTCAATGTTTAAGAAAGAAAACTCCTTAACTCTTAGATGTAGTGCCGGGTTAAATGCTGGTAATATGTTTTCTAAAATCTGAGAATTATCACTCATGGATTCTGTTTTAACTTGAACTGTGAATGTAAATGTGTAAGGAACTGGTTGAACATCGCTCCAGAATTGGTCGTGTGCTGATAATAGAGCAGAGTCATAAAATTGTCTAAGTTCACTAACAGATGTAGCTCTATCCGAATCATATGAAATGGTTGTTAACTCTACTTGAATTGATGGAAATGATGGGTAGTATTTCTTACCAGATTCTCTCTGCATTTGAAAAAGATAATACTTCTCAGCCGGACCAAACTTAACCGGAACGTCAATTATTTTTACAACATTTCCCAAAGCATCATAACGATAACACTTGATTGAATTAAACATGTCAAGTAATGCTATTGTTATGTTTCTAATTTCATTCTTGTAAAAATAAGTCTCTAACATTATTCATCATCCATTTTCAAAATCTCTAATAACTTTGAACGAATAAACCTAAGTTCAGTTATCTGCTTCTCAAATTCTTCTATTTCCGAATCATCAATCTGTTTAGCTTTTCTTTCTAATAGTTCAGATGATTCAGTTATTAAACCTTTCACCTCTTCTACTAATTCAGAAACAAAAAGAGAATCTCTACTGAAAGAAGACTCTCTTAACAAATATAAAGTTTGTGAATAGTTTTTCATCTAACTATTTATTACAACAATAGGTCAGCATGTCCTGTTATTTCTGGTTTGAAATTTGAAACAGATGTGCCTCCAGAATAATTAGAAGATGGGATAGAATTTGGAACATAAGTATCCGGAATTCCATCTAAAATTAAAGAAGCGTGAGAATTCAAATCTCTTGGAATTCTTGTCTTTTGTTCCGACATCATTTCACTAAGAGGTGATTTCTTCTCACCTTTCTTTTTAAATTTAGAAACTTCATTCAATAACTCACATACAACTGAAATAGTTTCTCTATCTCCATCTTTAGCTAACTTAGCAACAAGCGTTTCAATCTTTTCTAAATCCATAATACACCTTTCTTAATTATTAGTCCAATTGTTGAATGGGTCTTTAGGAGAACACTCTGTAGCTCCAGGAGAATACAAAGCATTTCCTTTCTCATTATTTACCCATTCACCAATGTTAAATATATCACTCTTATCAACATATTCCGGCAAACTTCCCATTGAAGCTGAAGTGTCTGGATTAACACTCTGATGCTTGTCAACATAAACACGAACTGTCAAATCCCAAGAATGCTTCGCTTGTAAGAATTGCTCCTCTTCAGCTTTAACAGATAATACTTCGTAATAAACATCGTTATACTGACTACGAACCAAATCCCCAATCTTAGGAAGATAATTGTCAGTAGACGCCGCAGCAAAATGCCTCTTGGAAATGTAAATATGAAACTTATCAATCCACAGCTGACCTTGAGTAGAAAATGTCTTCGTTTCTCTGGGAAGGTCAAAATAAGCCATAACTTCAAACGAACGCTCAATCTGCTGACTCATATCCTCACCAAAAATCTTGTCATATGAGGTATTAACAGAAACTGGGAAATAAGAACAACACACACCATTAAGGTTATATGACTCAGTAATTAGCAAATCATACAACTTTCTCTCATTATCATACGCAGATGAAAAATGATTGAATTGCCAAATAGGATCAATACGAGGAAAATCGTTGAAATTAGCCATACCTGTATTTAGATTTTATTCTTTCTGGATTCTTTTATCTTAGCGCCTTCTAATCCATTATGAGATTCATTCAAATCTAATTTAGTTGCTATTTCTAATAGTGTTTGGTTAGACGAAATCACATCCCATAATATAGTATCTTGTTTTGATAAGTTTTCAGATGCAGGAATCCACCGAAGATTTTCAGGAAGATGGGCTAATCTGATATGTTCATTATTATTGAAATCAAATAAGGCTATCGGAATAATATGGTCAAGTTGATAGTCTGGAGAAGGTCTGTCTCCAATATGAGAATATATTAAAGAAAAATCTATCCCATATGCTTTTGTTGGAAATTCTTTCTTCTTGCCTATTTGTCGGAATGAATCTCTAATAGAACTTCTAACCAATTTCTTTATACGATATTCCGAATCAGTTTTCATACGTTCCAAATCTCGTTTGTATTCTTTTGATCGGTCTCTTGGTGTTGAATCTCGTTCCTGTTTCAAACAATCTTTACATACACCACCATATCCTGTTTTAGATTTAACCTTTTTGACAAATTTAGATATTGGTAATGAATTATTACATCTAAAACATGTTTTAAAATCTATAGAAACTTTGTCTCTATATTTCATAACATCATTATGTATTTTATTCATTGTTGATATACATTCTTTACACTTAGTTTTATTCATTTCAGCAATCGTCTTAATTTGCGAACATTCAAAACATTGACAAAATCCTTCTGGTGGTAAGGTCTTACCATTTCTACGAAATATTTCTTCTTTAACCAACCTCCTCCTAATAGTTTGACACTCTGGACAAACTCTTCCATATTTTGTTATTTTAAATATATTCTTTGGCTTTATTTCTTTACAATGAGGACATTTCCTCATATCATCCGATATAGTTTTAACACTAAGTCCTTTCTTATTTCTCTGATTATCAATCTTGAAACAATCACGGCATTTTGAGTTTAAACCACCTTTAATATTCTTACAAACACCATATTCTGATACATTTTTTATTTGCTCACATTTAATACACCTTTTCATACCAACCGGAAGTACAATATCTTGCTCAAATAACTCTTTTATCAACACCGCCAAATTAGCAAGGTATTCTTTCACGGTTTTACGACTACACTCAATACATATAGCTTTTAAACCATCTTTATTTTGTATATTATTCTCAAAAGATGTTATTGGTTTTATATCTTTACAATTACAACAAACTTTAAATCCAGGTTCTACAACAACTTTAATTTTTTCGTTATAAAGCCGACCTTTATATTCATCAGCACATTCATTACACCAATCCAAAATTGTGTTATTATATTTATAAAACTCCACGATTGACTTTGTTTCATGACACCGTTTACAAATTTTCGTTTCATTACAGTTTTGACACATTTATTTTCTTTCTGAAATATATTTCTAAAAATTAGCCGACAAGAAAAATTGGCGGAGATCCTTCCATGCGGATAGACTCGATAAGTTCCTTTTCTTCTTCAATTCCTTCTTGACGTATTTCCTGGCCAGTTATCGAACCGGAGCCGGGTAAAGAAATTGAGTATTTCGAAAGCGTCCTTCCCCAAATTTTCTTAACTTTAGCAATAGCCAATTTTTTAACAAGCGGATGATTGTAAAGATTGATTGCTGATTCTTTTCTAAAAACCATCAAAATTCCAATATCATCTTGGTTTGGAGTTGGTCTTACTTTTAGCGTCTGTGACCATTCAGAATAATCACAAACATATCTGCGCTGAAACATTTCTTGAATTTCTGACAAATACATCATCTGAATTTGATAATTTCCCAAAACTCCAGAACCACCAAGACCAGCAGCACCACCATTTCCAGTTCCACCAGGATATTGACCACTTTGAAATTGATTGTAAAGAAGCATATGCGTTGGAGAGAATAATTGATTTATATTATATATTCCATTAGTCAACTGAATGTCAAGAACCGAATCAATACCTAATCCTGATAAACTGTAAGCAGATACTCCATTTATTAAATTAATAGTCAGAACATCCCGAACACTACCCTCTCCATAATTATATCTTTGAAATTCTTGAATGGCATCGTAGATACAATCCGTCACATTGATGTCTGCAACCTCAACATTTATTACCGGATTTCCAAGCATTCGTTTAATATAACTTATAAACTCAGCTTCGTTAGTTATCAATCCCATCATTCACCTCTTAAAATTTTAAATCTTTGAACTTAGAATCGTTCTCTTTCTTTTTCTGTCTTTGAAGTTTCCGCTTTTCTGCTGACGATACTTCTCCTTCATAAACCTTCGGCCTTCCCTTTGGTTTCTTTTCTACAACTTCTTCTTCAACCAAAAGAACATTCTCACCATTCATTATCTTAGAAATGGTTTCCTTAGCTTCTATAATATCTCCACTCTCTTCACTTACAGGAGAATGTAAATCATCACTCATGTTAAATTCTGAAACAATCTCACTCTGGATGTCTTCTACAAACAATTCAACATCCTGCGATTCTGTCAAGACTGGTTTTAAGTAATTGTAATACATCTTTCCTAAAGCTTCTGGCAAATCCATAACTTCTCCAGGAAGCAAAATCTTCATCTCACCAGTCAACTGATTCTTCATCTCAATAGGATACACTCTAATATTTTCAAACAGCATTCTTCCACCTTTCTTCTATCTCATCTAATGCGGAAGTGATTGTTTCATAATCCTTCCTATTATATGTATTAAGATTGTCCCTGATAAATTTAATACAACCAGAAACATCGTCCTTGGAAAATTGAAGACAATCAAACCAAAACTTCTGAAACTTCTTCCGTGATTGGTCCGATGATAACTTGGGTGTAATGTGCGTGAGAAGATTTAATACTTTTCTGGTGTCAAATTTGGATTTGGTTTGTTTGGTTTGTTTAGATGAATCAGTTGAAGAATATCCCTTAGACATTCTACCAAATTTTCTCTTCTCTTCTTCAGTTGGAATATATTTATCGTCGTCCATGAATGTATTTATTAGAGAATCATAATTTAGAATTCCATTCATCAATATTTAAGTTCAAAGACTCAACAATCCAATGTAAATTATATTGTTCTATTAATTCAGGGAATATGGTATCATTCTTTGCTAAATTTTCATCAGCTAATGCCCATCTAAGATTAGTAGGATGAAAACAAATAGCAGGATGTGAAGGATTGGTAAAATCGAAGCAAGAGCAGGGCACAATATGGTCAATGTGATAAAAATTTATATTATCTGGTCTTGGTCCTAAATGAGCAATACAAGCAGCCCAATCAATTCCATATTCACACGCTTTCTTATTTTTCTTACCATTCATAACATTCCAAAGGCGACCACGCATCAATTTCTTTGTTCTAAAATCTTCATCTGTAGCATACAATTTATTAACTTTCTCATTCTTTTTATGTCTATTTTTCTGACGTCTAGCTTTATCTTTTATTTTAATAGCCTCTTTATTTTCTTCTCTATAATTTTTATTGTTTTGTTTTAATTTAGGCTTGTTAGTTACAAAATACTCAGCATTATATTCTTTACGATGTTTTTTATTCTCCGGAACCGACAAATACTCGTTATCCCTAATATATTTACAACATTTACATATTGTAGCTACTCCAAATAACGACCAAGATTTCTTTTTGAAAAATTCGGTTATTTGTTTCTTTTCATTACAATCAGAACAATACTTATGCGTTGGCTCTATATTATTATCCAAATAATATTTTCTAAGTTCTCTGTTTAATATCTTTATTTGTTTGTTGTGTCCCATACAGTTCTCCTCAATATTATTTTAACCTTGGAAATTTTATTTGTGTAATTATAAAACGAAAAAGGAGAGATGTTGCCATCTCTCCTTAACTTTACATTAACAAGAACTAACTATTAAGCACCAAGAATGGTATCAAGATTGGTGATAGTAGCGAGTCTGTAGTAACGACCCGAACCAAGCAAATTATCAGTAATTGCAAAACGTGACATTACACCGATACGAACACCAAAATCATCGGGGGAAATTGCACGATTAAATAGACCAGTGATATATGGGCTATAGATAAGTCCACAATCAGAAATTCCTGGACCTTTATATCCAACCAATGCATAATCAATCGGAGAAAATGCATCTCTGAAAACTTTAATGTGGCCATTTATTGTACCAACCTCAGCCATTGTATGCGAAGCATTAATGTCTGAAGTGTTTGCGGTAAACTGAGGACCAGCGGCCTGTAGAGCGGTAGCAACGCGAGGGGAAACAACGCAGAAGTTACCTGCACCACGGAAGGTAGCGGTAGCGATATCGTTAGACATCTTGGTAATCAGATTTACGATTGTAGCAAACTTTTCCTGTGACCAACGACCATCGGCGGCAGAAACATTGAAAGCGATAGGAGCTGCGCCACCATTTGAGGTGTTTACAGCGGCCTGGATCATACGACCAAGGATTTCGCGGTCAAGTTCAGCGGTGATTTCGTAGTTTAGGATGTTCAACATTTCGCGTTCAATCTCAATACCCTGCATAGCCTTTAGGTCTTGTGCGGATTCGAGAGAGAAAGATGCGCCGAGCTTACGGGTCTTAGCTTCAATAGCAACCTTATCAAGGAATAGCTTCATTGAAGGCATGGTACGAGCGCCAATGCTCCAAGCTTCAGCAACAGAAGTAGCTGCACCTGTTCCAAACTGTCCAGCGGTAGCGGAGTTTGAGAAGTTGTAGATAGCAGTTAGAGCGGTTGATAGAGCGGAGTTTGGGGTAGAACCAGTGTAACCTGAGTATTCGCCAACTTTCTTGAAACCAGCTTCATACTGATCTGATCCGCCATTGAAAGCGGTTAGACCAGGAGTTGATCCGGTTGGAGGAACGCCTGCAACGTCATAAGCATAACGTAGAGCGTAAGCGAGTCCAAGAGGAGAATTTAGAGCCTGAACACCAACGACCTTGTGAGCGAATAGGTCAGGGAAAGAGCGACGAACGAGAGCAAGAGCGATAGGGCTGAAACGAGCACCTTCACCAGAGTTAGAACCGAAGTTAGTGGTGGTGATTGCGTCTTCGTTTAGTTCCTTGCGGATGTCCATGCGTTCTTGGTTTTCGAGAAGAACGGCCATATTTTCGCGAACATCGGATTCTGAAATATTTGAGACAGATAGCTTGCCTGGAGCCTTTAGCCACTTCTCGTATGCTTCTTTGCGATCAAAATTATCCATTTTTAGTAATCTCCTTTAATGGTAAAAGTATTTATAAAATTCACCAAAATTATTTTTTCTTAGTGCTCAAGTAGGTAATTGACTTTATTAAACTTGAAGTCAGTTACATTTTCTGTCTTAGTTTCGGCTTGTTCGTTGATTGGTTCGACATATCCTGCGAAAACGTCTGTGTTATCATTTTCGTCAAGTTCGTCTTTGCTTCCAAGAACATCTTCGGATTCTGTGATAATATCAACAACGGTGTCGATCTTTTCGGAAACTTCTTCAAATCCTTTTCCTTCAAGCATGACTAGGACGCGTTCCTTTTGGGATTCTGTGAGTCCTTCAGTCTTAGTAGCAATTAGGAGGCCGGTCTGAAGCTTCTCAACCTTGTCAGCGAGAGCAATCTTTTCAGAAAGAGATTCGTTGAGTTTGGTCTTTAGGGTCTTAGCTTCAGAAGTAGCGGATTCGACAATTTGTGAGCCTTCGGAATCAAGAGCAACAAACTGTGATTCAAATAGATGCTGAATTCCCTTGATTAGAGGAGCGTAGGTTTCGTTAATAGCAACTGATTCAAGTAGCTCATCGGAAATCTTTGAAGAGATTTCGAGATCGAGGAACTTGTCAAGCTTGTCAACAACATTCTCTTCTAGAGTCTGGGCCTTTTCAGCAAACTCTTCTTCAAGCTGGGAGCGGATTTCAGAAACCTTCTCTTCAACTTCTTTAGCAACATATCCTTCAGCCATTTCCTGAATCTTTTCAATAGCTGTTTCCTTGAATAGTTCGGACTTGGTTTGATACTCTTCTTCTAGAGCAGCTGTCTTTTCAGCAACGGCCTTTTCGACTTCCTGCTTAGTAAACTCTTCTGCGAGATTTTCTAGTTCGGCTTTGACTTCTTCTACGATTAGATCGGCGCGAGTCTTTGCCTTCTCTTCAATTAGAGCGGTGATTGACTCTTCAAGCTGAACGAAATCTTCAGGAGAGAGGGATTCTTTAAATTTTGCTAATACACTCATTATTGTTAAACCTCCGTAATGGTTACAATTATTTAGGAAAGACAGTATTTATATTTTTGGAGTTTTGTGGAAAATGGAGAAATGGGTAAAGAAAAAGCCCTCATTTTTGGTGAGAGCTTTTGAAATAACATACGAAATAGAATTAGATTTTTCGCTTTAGCTGAGAGATGAAATTAGAAAGGTCTTCTGCTAACTGACGAGAACCGTGTTTAGCAAGATTCTTTTCTAGATTTTCAACAGCCATTTCAACGATATCACCATGTTCATTTATGATATAATCTTTATGTTCTTGGATACGATTTACGAAAGCGTTAGGACTGGATGGGTCACTTACAGCGTCCACTGCCAATAGTTTATAATCAGGACCAACAACATTATCTTCAAGAAGAGAACCAATTCCTCTGGTAGAAACTGCCAACTGACAATTAGCATCCATTAGAACTTTTAGAACTTTTCCTGATGGAGTATCGAGAACTTCCAATTCACCAAACCCATGTTTCTTTTCTCTATCATAATAAAGTTCAGTAATGATATGAGAAGCATCCATAAGTTTTACTGTTCCAACCGAAGGATGGTCGGCACTGCCAAAGCTTCGACGATATTTAACTTTCTCATCATTATATCGTTTGATTTCATTTTCCATAATTTCATCTGGATATTTGCGTCCATTTTTATTACGGATTGAAGATTCCATCATGATTCCGCGCATCTTATAAATCTTCGTGTCATTCTTAGCTTCTGTAATATATTCAAACTGTCCGTGGTCAGCCAATTCAACTAACATTTTCATAGGATTTTAGTCCTCCTGTTTATTGTATTTATTATAATATGAAAAAAGCCCTCATTTTTGGTGAGAGCTTCTTCATTCTTGTTTATTTTCTTTTTTACTTCTTTTCTTTAGCTAGTCTCATCTTCTCAACAAACTCAGCTTTCTTCTCTGAGATTTTCTTAGCGACTTTAGTAGCTACTTTATCTTCAAGGATTGACTTTAGTTCATCAAAGTTTCCGGATTGAATTAGATCGATTATCTTAGGCATTATTTTCTCCTGTTTCTATTATTTAGGAAAGTTTTTAATTTTTTCTTCGGAGTATTTAAGAAAAGCTGATAGAATTGCTGGTGTGATGTAACGAATCTTAGAAACTGAGACTTCAACTTCTGGTTGAATATTGTTTAGTTTTAGTTTCATGACAGTGTTTGATTTGTCTGAGAACAGTTCGTTATCATTTATAGTTTGATATAAACAATGCAGTTTTTAGGTAGTTGGGACTGTAAAATCCAACCAGGAAGAAGAAAATAAACCTGAACAAGTCCAGTAAAAACCTACCAAATTTAGTTTCTTTTCTCTGAACCCAAAAGGAATTTGGACCAAAGAATCTCTTATCAAGATGTTTTGGCTTGCGTTTTCGTCTGCGTCAGCAGAGTGGTCACATTTCTTACATTTGAAAGATTTTCCTTGTCTATTCTTTTTCTGAGTCCACCCGCATTTGTTACACCTTTGGCTGTTGAACTGGTTATCTACATGAATCAAAAGGACGCCCGTTTCTTCACATAGTTTTTCAAACTTGTCTCGAATCAAAGGATTTGAGAAGTGTGACATTTTCCTACCAACACTTCTACCGTAACGAATGTTTTCTATTTTCTCTAATTTAATTTCTCCTACTTCTGAAAGGTTGAGTCTGTTTAATACAAAATTTATGTAGTTCTTTCTTAGCTCTACCAATTTTTGAAAAGCTTTTGACCCTTTTTTCTTTTTGCTCATCTCTGTCATTATTGTGTTGAGGTTCCACTTCCCGGATTGATAGATAGGTAGATGGTCATTTCTTGATGTGGTTATTAGAGAAGTTATTCCTTGGTCTACTGCAATTGTTGTTTTGTTCTTTACTTTCTCAGGAGTTTGGATAGAGAATCTTAGTTGAACTTCCGATTTGGAAAGAAGAACAGAGTTCAGCAAACAACCTCGTTCTTCCCATTTCTTCATTTGTCTGTGAGATTTCAAAGGAATAAGTAGATGTTTCCCACGTTTCTTTGTATAGAGTGAGTGTAGATTTAGCCAATAATCAAATTTGGAATTATTTGATTTTTCAACTGAGACTAGAAGAGAGTTGATTTCACAAGATAGGTTTTTGATTTCTGGTTTGGTAGGTTTAGATTGTAGGATGTGTTCCAATTTTTGGTTAGTTATTCCTTTTGCTTTCGTGAATTCTAATTTAGCTTCATCCTTTTTTCTTTTGTTCAGAACCGCTTTTACGATTCCAAGAGCTTGAGTTTTAGCACATTTCAAAACCCGCGAGTTAGTTCAGATTCTAGATTTAGTTCTGGACAGAATAGAGGACAATCATATTGATGGTTTTGAACATCTAAAACATGGTCACCGAATTGGAACCTACCAACCCACAACATTTCCGTAAACGCTCTTACCGAAGCTTCATATTCCAAAACAAATTCTTTTATAAATTCTAATTTAGTTTTGTTAGAGAATTTCAATGACAACTTAGAAGAACGAATGTAACTAGACTTACTCATATCTATATTTATAGTAACAAAAATTATATGAAACTAGATAAAATCAATGAAATTATCGGAACACATCAATCACGAAATCTGATTCTAATTTCTTGAATGCGGTCTTCTTATCTTTTGCTATTTTGAATCCAGTGTTCTTTAGAAGGTCTAATTCATTTTGAGTTAGGACATTTTCTTTAGGCGGATGTTCGTAGTTTTCACAAAAGAGTTTGAAGTTCATAGTTTACTACTTCTTTCTTCCAGAATTTCGCCATTCTACCATTTCTTTTTCTGTTTTTAACTGGTCTCGTGTTTTTCTATTTGTAAAACTATCAACCATCCAAAATTCTTTTTTAGTAGTTGATATATGTTTGTCAGATACCAACTTACCCTTACGCCAATCATTACCATCCTTATACCAAACAACCATTCCATCTTTTAACTCTTCTGGTTGATTTGATTCAAGCAAAAACGAAATATATTCATCGAATTTCATTTCAATTCTCCTATTTTACATTTCTTTAATAAGTTTAACTAAGTTTTCACCATCAACAATGAATTTCTCAAGAGATTCTTTATTCAAAACGTTGATTTTCTTTTCTGTTAAAACAGCCAATCCATCTATTGTTGGTTCACCTTTTTCTAGAAACAATACATTAAAGAATACACCTTTAACTGCTGGAGAAACTTTTAGAGTGATTGTTCCGTTCTTAACAGGATATATTTTTCCCATTCCGTATGTTATTTTATCTGCGTCTATAACTTTTAATTTAGCATCTTTTAATATTGCTAATTCGGCTTCTGTAAACTTACCTTCTTTTTCAATCTCATCTTTTTTTGATTCAAGTAAAAACGAAACATATTTATCAAACTGCATTTAGAATTCTCCTGTTTATATTATTTATCCCATTTCTTTCTTGGACATTCTGAATATTTGTAAGTTGCTTTTGTTTTTAGTTCAGACCAAGGCCAATACTTTACTTGAGGACAGCCACATTCTCTACAATAGTTTCTTGTTTTTTTCTTAACATTCCAAATACAATCTGAGCAAGTGTTTAGTCTTTTTGAGTATTCTTCTGTTGACACTTTAGGACCGAGGACGGCTTTTAGAAATGAAAATGCTTTTTTAAACATATTAACTCATATAGGAGCGTTCAAACTTTTTTACTATTTGGTCTAATTCTTTAGAAAGTTCAAGCACATTTTTGATTTGATAGATTGAATGAAGTTCACTTTTTAAATAAATTTCTTCATCTTCTTTCATTTCGGCATATGCTTGAAGTTCTGCTAAATATCCTTTTTCAATTTTAGAGACATATAAAGCTGTGTGGTAGAATTCATAAACCATTTTCACATCTTCGTCTTTAAACTTAAACTTTTCCAATTCATCTTTTTCATCTTGAGTGAAATTGATTATTTTCTGCTCATTCAGTTTTCTTTGAATGAAATCATCGAAGTTTGTCATCTCTATTTTCCTTATGGCTCTGGGAATCCTGACTCTCCACCTTCACCTTTTGCTACTGAAGCTGGGGTGTCTTCTGGTTGCTCTGGTGGAACTTCTTGAACTGGAACTTCTGATTTTGCTTCTTTTGAGCCATCTTCATTTCCATCTTCATCTTCTTTTGAATTCTTTTTCTTTTCCTCTTTTTCTGGAGGATTTGCTTTTCGTTCTTCTTCCGCAAGTTCTTCAGCAATCTGAGTTCTAATTTCTTGATATTGCTGGTCATTCATTCCCCAAACTTCCTGCATGACATATTTTCTTGACCACAAACCTGTTGGATTGTCTGCTGAAGCAATGTCACCTGTAAACTGCGAAAGGACATCAACTTTTGCTTTTAGAACTTGTAGTTTCTTCTGTTCTGCGAAGGCATTCTCTTCAAAATATTTAATATTAAACAGTGATTCTTTTGTATACTTTTGGTCAACTTGGTTAGACAATCTCAACTGCTGAACCATAACATCTATTATGATTCTTGAGAATTTTGTTCTGAGACGATTGACGAACTTTGAAAATTTCAATTCTTCTCGTGTGATTTCACCAGGAGCCATACCAGTAGCTACAGTGTTCATTGTATCTTCCCAACGAGAACGAGGGATGTTTAGCGTCTTGTAAAGCTTTCTTAGGAAATAATTTACATCATCCAATTCACCAAGATTCATTCCAGACTGAAGAGTTGTTACTTCTGTTCCACGTCCATCAGAGTCCTTTAGAAACCAATAGTCTTGTGTGAGAGCCTGGAACGCCTTGGTTGAGTCAACTTGACCAGTCTGTTGATTGTAAATATCATTCTTACGATAACTATGAATTAGATTTTTTAGGAATTCTGCAGCCTTTCCTTGTGGTTGTTTTCCTGAGTTGACATTCCAGATTCTTCTCTCAGGAGCACGAACCAAACGATAGATAATAACAGCATCTTCTAGAGATTTCAATTGATTGTAAGTTCTGATTGTAGCTTCTAAGTAACCACGGACATCCAATAGAGTATTTCCGTATTCTCCATAATTAACATATGTGATTTGATTTGATTCAAACGCAAATACTTTCCCCTCAGTTTGAGAAGGCATTCCTACTGAATTTGTTTGAGTAGTTACAGAAGGACTCTGGATATATTTCCTAATTACAGTTCCTTCATAAACTGGTTGTGTAATTGCGGCAGGTAAAGCACGAACACGAATGATTTTATTACCATCGTTGTTCAATACCATTTCAAGGAAGAGTTCAGATTCAATCAACCAACGACGGAAATATTCCCAGCCGTTCTTGTGGAATTTCAAAACATCATTAACAACATATTCAAATGTTTTTCTAATGAATCGTTCTTCTCTTGCTGGCAGTTCTTTGTTTATTAAAAGGTCAACATACTTTCCATCTTCGTTTGATGTAATGGCTTCATCACAAATAGTATCAATAGCATCTTTGATTTCTGGGAAGTTTGCCATTTCACGATACAATGAAATCTTCTGTTGTTTGTTTACGAAACTTGTCTTAAACAAAGCTTGAGTATTGTTTAAACCAAAAGCCGCCATGTTTTTGTTTGAACCATCAGAACCAAAAAACTCGTAGTCTTCTGTTGATATACCTTGGGCGTTCTTTATTCCCTGAATTTCCCTCTCTTCTTCCTGTTTATATTTCGAATCCAGGAAGAATTTAGAGAACGGGTTATAGTAATTGAATTCCATTATCTCTCCAATGCTATCTATATTTATGATAGTTTAAATAACGAATCCGTAAACTTAAATCCTTGTTCTTCATAATATGTTTTTCTTGCCTTGAAGTGCTTGAAAATATAATTATCTACCAACTTAGTTCCATGTTGATATCTTAAATCATCAACAACATCCCACAGAATCATAGACTCTTTACTTTCATGCTTTCTCAACCCACGACCAATAGACTGAAGAATCTTTATCTTTGATTTGTATGAAGAGTAGAAAACAATGTTATGAAGTCTTTTTACAGACCACCCCGTTGATAGTGTTGAGTAAGTTGCTACCAACAAAACATCACCAGACGATTCCATCTTCTTTCTAATAGTCTCTCTATCTGTAGCTTTTATTTCTCCGTAAATTTTATAAACACTATATTTTGTTCCATAATTTTCATAAAGATATTTGTAAGTTTCTTCTAAATGGTCAATCTTATGAACAAGAATAAGAGTGTTAGTTCCTTTTCCAGAAGCATCTACAATTTTATTGAGTATTTTTTGCCTTGGCTTATATGAAGAAATAAAATTCATTTCTTCATCATATGTTCTGGCTACTTTGAAAGAATTGTCATATTTCAGAAGAACGTTGTTGATTTCCACATCCGAAGCAAACCCTCTGTCAATCAATTCCTTAGTAGTCACATCATATACAATCGGTCCTAACATCCCTACAATCGTTTGTGCGGTCGCTTTGTTAGCTGGCATGGTTCCTGTCAACCCAATACGAATGTCACAATTCACACAGTATTTTGAAATGTTGTTTAATATTTGCGCAGCCGCCAAATGTGTTTCATCGCATATTAATGAATCATATCTTTCAAAAAAGCTTGGTTTCTTTCCTTGAAGACTCTGCCATGTGGTCAAAAGAATTGGTTTGTTGAAATTTATTGTATCTTTCTTAACCTGTCCATGTAATTTACAAACAGTAGAATCAATTTCAGAATATCCATAACTAATAAAATCAGAATACATTTGTTCTACCAATGATACGTTTGGAACTATGAATAATATTTTTCTATCTTCTTTCAATAACTTGCGACAAATCAAATATTGAATAAAACTTTTACCAGCAGATGTGGCGAGACGACATATTCCTCTTTTATTAGTCAATGCTTTTAGAATAGTATTATGTTGATAGTCTCTTGGATATAGTTCGGAATCTTTAGGAATTACTTCATCATAAAAATCATAAAGTTCTTCATCAGTTATTTCATTAAACATCTCAGAGACATCAAAATCATACTCTAATTCAATTTGATTTAACTTACAATATTTCGATAGCTTGGGCAATAAGCCTGTAGGAAGAAGTGAATTAACTTTGTCGTAGTGTCGTATCCTGCCATCCCAGAAATGTTGTTTGAACTTTGGATGGAAAATGTAATTCTCAGCAAACTCAGCGAAGTGACCATACAAATCCATTTCAATACTTTTTGTAGTTTGTAGTTTTAGAAATACTTCGTTAACTTTTCTTGCTATTATTTTATTGCTCATATGTTTACTTATGGTAACAAAAAAGCCATCATTTTATTGATGGCTTCTGTTTTAGATTTCTGGTTCTGGCTCATCTTCAACAGGAGGAGTTTCTTTTTCTGCCTGTTTAGCGGCCTTTTCTTGCTCTGCTTTAGTTCTCTTGTTTACAATATCGGATGCTTCTTTAATCTTCTTCAGAACAACAATCTTCAAATCTGTTGAGATTGTCTTTAGCTTACGACACTCTTCATCAGTGAAAACTTCATCTTTGTTCTTAGAAGCTTCGTTTACAGAATTAATCTTTTTACGAATTTCAACACACTGAACTGGAACAACCTTATTTCCATTCAAGCTACCTTCAGAACTCATGGCTGAAAAGATAGCAGCGAGGTTGTTAATGATATCTCCCATGTCTGAAAGAACATCTCCAGCATTGCTAAAAGCTAACTCAGAATCATCAGCTTCATCAAGGCGGTCTTTAATATAATCCTTAAAATCCATTTTGTTTCTCCAATATTAACTATTTATAATTTTCGATAAAAGAAAAGGACGACTCCGAAGAATCATCCTTTAAGTTTTGATTTATATTATGATGCGTAGATTGTAGGTAGGAACTTCTTAATCCATTCCTTAGACTTGGATGTTAGCTTTCCTTCAACCAATAGTCCAAGCTGTTCAAGTTCTTCATCTTCATCAATTGATTCATTAACCATTGACTCAGCAATAGAAGCAACAACAAGTGAGCGAATCTGACGAGCTGAAAGTTTAATATCCTGAATCTCAGCTTCGGTTAGTGAGGTTTCATATGTTGAACACTCAGGGGTTGAAGATTCAGAAGTTTCCTCAGACTCTTCCTTCTTCTTGCGATTCTTTCCTTCAGTTAGAGTTTCGGACTTTTCAGAAGACTCGGTTTCTGAAGTTTCTTTTTCAGATTCCTCTTCTTTCTTCTTCTTTGCGCGACGAGCTTCATCAAGTTCTTCGGCAGAAGCACCAACATAACCATATCCGCTCATTCCGAATGATAGGTCAGCGGCTTCTGCGAGTAGAGCTTTCTTTACCTTTTCTTTCATATCCATTTTTGTCATCCTTTTCCTTATTGGAAGTTTCCTTATCATTATTTATAGGTTTTACGATTTTAGAATACTTTTCTTTTATAATATCCATAACTTGTATTCTTGAATCTTCTATGCGCTTCTTTACTTCATCCATATCATCACGGAACTTAATTTCAGAAGCAATTTGGAAGATTTGTTCAGGACCAACCATATCTTTTTGTTCACGTATGACGTTCTCGGCAATTTCAACCATATCATCAATCATATTCTGACGAGAGTTTGGAAGACCATATTCAGATTTCTTTTCAATCTGCTCATTTATGTATTCTTTAAGACTCATTATTAACTCCTATTTTCCTGATTCGTATTCTTTCCACTTTATGAAATTAGAAACATCAAATCTTAAACTCTTTAGATTCTCTTGCTGAGTCTGAAGATAACGAATCATTGTTTCACGTTTAGCTATTTCTAAATTCAATTCTTTAAGACGAACATCACCATTCATTCTTATCTTAACTTCTTCTCGATTATCATAAAGAATCCGACCTGTCTTGATTGAGTCTTGGACTTCTGATAGTAATGTTGCTAATTCAGAGCGTAATTCTGCCACATATAATTCTTCTGAAACGCATATGTTTGTGAGGCTGGAATACCATTTAGTGAACGATTGAAGCTTTGAAGATAAGTTGGTTTCGTCAAAAGTGAGAGTTGTTTCTAACCAGTCTTTTAGTTTCTCGAACTGGTTGTAAGTCATTACGCTGTCTTTAAGTGAGGCTGTCTGTGTCATGGAAATATTTATCCTCGCTGGATTTATCAAACATTGGAGCTTCATGAGTGAAACGAATGAAGGTGAGGAGCAAAGCGACGAACATTAGGTGCTAACAGAGACAACAAGAACCAATTAAAATATTTGAATGTGGCCGGAAAGATTGTTCGTGTTACATCTCTCGAATTAAAAATTTCTCTTTAACTTTTAAGAATTCTTGTTTCATAGACGAGCACTGTTCTGTTAAGAACTGCAACCTCTCATCTCCACAAGCGTTGATTTCCGAATAACCTTCGGTATTTTTCTCTAATTTCTTAACTGGTTCTAACAACCA